TTGACGTGCGGCCGCGAGGGGTGCAGCACCCAGCGATCGCCTAAGCGTCGCAGCGCCAGCCGGCGCTTAGCCTGCAGGCGGCGCAGCTGCGCACGGTCGGGCTCGTAGCGCGCGGTGGGGCGCGGGCGGTCTCGCCAGAACACGTCGTAAAGCATCCAGCCAATCAGCCAGGCAAGGCCGGCGAGGGCGAGAATCGTCATAGCAATCTGTATGTCTTGGTACATGCGTGCTCCGTCAGTAATTGCATTTCAGCTCTTCGATGCGCGCCTCTAGGTCGCGAATGCGCTTTTCCTGCAGCTCGATCACGAGCTGCTGGTTGTCGATAAGCCGCGCCTGCACAACCGCGAGCGTGTCGGCGCGCTCGACCGCCTCGCGTAGCGCAGCGACGCGGGCGGGGCTGATGGTGGTGGGGTTGGGGTTGTCCATGAACGCGACCATACCAGACAATCGCCACGCGTTGCGACAATCGCAACATAGCACCACCAGGCGGATAGGCGGCAGTGACCTTCGATCGCTCTCGATCGCAGTGCGATCGCATAGCGCTCGCAGGCAGTCGCAGCAGGCGGCCGGTGGCGTGGCCCCCACCCCCCGTGGGGGGCCACCGGCCCTGCGTAGGGGTCCAAAAGGGGGGTTTTGGGGCTCGATCGCTCGCACCTAGTAGGGGTGTGGGGAGCGATCGAGGCTGTCGGAGCGGTCGAGCGGTAGTGGTACGCTACCGGGACAGGAGGCAGGCATGCGGCAGCGTTGGACGGCGGACGAGGTGGGCGGGATCGCGGCGGTCGCGCTCGGGGCGATCGCACTGGCGGCGCCCGTGGTCGGGTTCGTGGCGTACTACGCCTGGCAGCTCGGCAAGCTCGGGTGGTGGGCGGCTGAGGCGCTCGCGGCGATCTTCGTCGGCTGACGTCGCGCGCGGCGGGTGTTGCGGAATCCGCCACGCGGTGGCAGTATCGCGACGCATGAGCGCGGTCGCGACCGAGATTTCAGAAACAGCCGTTAAACCAACGGAGAGCCCGCCAGTGCCGGCCAAGCGCCCGCGCGTAGGGACGGGCGTGCCCGGCCCAGGTCGCCCCAAAGGCTCTCAGGATCGCATTACGCGCACGATCAAGGATGCCATCGAGATGGCCGCGCGTGACTGCCATCCGCGGGGCCTGGCGGGCTGGTTGGTTGAGCGCGCGCAGGGCGGCGTACAAGACCGGCAGATCTTCGCGACGATGGTCGCCAAGGTGCTGCCCGCCCAGCTGCAGGCGCAGGTCGATGGGGCAATAGTTGTGCAGCTGCCCTGGCTGCAGGGGCGCAATGTGGGTGGGTTCGTCCCATCTACGTCCCAGCACAACGTGATCGACGCGCAAGTCGTTGATATCACGATGGAAAAGGACGGCAACCTTCGGGTTAGTGACCCGAAGCCAGCGCTTGAGGCGCCCAAAAGCGCCCAATCCGACCCCCATCCCCCCATCGATCGGCAGGCGGGGGGTGGCGAGGAGTAGGGGGCCCCTCCCCCCTCTCCCGCATTCCCAAAAAGGGGTGTTGAGAAAAAATGGACATCAACACCTACCGCCCCCGCGACGTATTTGTCCCGCTGCACAACCGCACCGCGCGCTGGGCGTGCGTTGTGGCGCACCGCCGCGCGGGCAAGACGGTCGCGATGTGCGCCGATCTCGTGGTGAGCGCGCTCGAGTGCAAGCACCCGAAGCCGCAGGTGGCGTACTTGGCACCGTTTCGCGAGCAGGCGAAGAAGGTCGCCTGGCAGTATTTGAAGGATTTAACGAAACCGCTCTGGGCAAAGCCGCCCAACGAGAGCGAGCTCAAGATCACCATCCACAACAACCGCCCAGGCGATCACAGCACGATCTACTGCGGCGGCAGTGACAACCCAGATTCGCTTCGAGGCCTCTACCTCGACGCGGTCGTGCTCGATGAGGTCGGCCAGATGCGCCCGAGCACCTGGTACTCCGTGGTGAGACCGGCTCTCAGTGATCGTCAAGGGAGTGCGATCTGGGCGGGGACTCCGGCTGGCAAGAATTTTTTCTGGCAACTGCGCGAAGAGGCGCGTCTGAACGCCGGCACGCACGTTCTGCTCGAGTTGCCGGCGAGCAAGACTGGGATTTTGCCCGAGGAGGAACTGCGCGACGCGCGTGCGCAGATGACCGAAGAGACCTACGCGATCGAATACGAGGTGAGTTTCGACGCCGCGGTACCGGGTGCGTACTACGCGAAGCAGATCGGAGAGCTTTATGAGCGTGAGCAAGTGGGTCAATTCGCAATTGACCCGGATTTTGCAGTGGATCTCGTTGCCGACTTGGGGTTCACCGACAGTTGCAGCTGGTGGGGATGGCAAACCACCCCCGGCGGATACCGCATCGTCGACTTCTACGAAGCCGACGGCCAGGCGATCGGGCACTACATCGACTGGGTCAAGGCCCGGCCGTACAAAGTCGGGCAAGTCTGGCTCCCGCACGACGCCAAAGCCAAGTCGCTCCAAACGGGCAAGTCGATCATCGAGCAGTTCCTAAGCGCCGGGATCACCCCGCGCATCGTGCCGGAGCTCTCGCTGCAGGACGGCATCGAGGCCGCGCGCATCGTGCTGCCGAAGTGCTACTTCGACGAGAAGGCGACCTACGACGGGCTTGAGCACCTGCGCGGGTACATGCGCGAGTGGGACGAGCGCACGCAGACCTACCGCAACCGCCCCAAGCACGACCAGCACTCGCACGCCTCGGACGCGTTTCGTTACTTGGCACTGGCCGCGAAACCGATTTCTTCCAATTTGTCAAGGGGTGATGTTAAGATCGCACCGCGTCAGGATATGAACTACAAGTTCTCCCTTGACGACGTTTGGGATTGCAGGCCGAGCCAAAGCAGGCGGGTAGGGTGATGGAAGAAAAAGACCGCATCGAATCTGCGAATGATTTTGCCGACACGCCGCAAGGCATGGCGCAGCGTTGGTCTGCCGAGCTTGAGGCGTCGAAGAAGGAACTCGGCAAGTTCCACGAGGACGCGGACAAGATCACGCGTCGGTACTTGGACAAGCGCGACGAGTGGCACGAAGAGACTGCCCGCGTGAACTTGTTCTGGTCGACGATGAAGGTTTTGCTGAGCTTGCTGTACGCCCGGCCGCCACGCGCGTCTGTGGCGCGTTCGTTTCTGGACGCGGAGGACGACCAGGCGCGCGTGGCCGGGCAGATCGTGCAGCGTTTGCTCAACCGCTCGTTCGACGACAACGTGTCGAACTGGGACGCCGCGGTGCGCACCGGTATCGAGGACTGGTTGATCGTAGGCTTCGGGCAGATGTGGCTGCGCTACGAGGTGCAGACCGAAGAGCGTGAGCAGCCGGCGGAGCTTGACCCGCTCACGGGCGATGAGCTCGTGCCCGCCTCGACCTACGAGGCGATTGTCGAGGAAGACGCCGCGGTCGATTACATCTACTGGAAGGATTTCTTCTGGTCGCCCGCGCGCACCTGGGACGAAGTGCGCTGGGTCGCGCGCCGCGTGTACATGACGAAAGATCAGCTCGTCGCTCGCTTTGGCGAGGAGATCGCGAAGGTGGTACCGCTCGGTACGCTCAAGCCGCGCGGCTCAAACGATCAGACGCCGAAGCACGACGTATGGTCGAAGGCGGAAGTGTTTGAGATCTGGAACAAGGAAGACAAGAAGGTCTACTGGCTCGCGAAGGGATGCGAAGTCATTCTTGACGTGAAGGAAGACCCGCTCGGGCTTGAGAGCTTCTTCCCCTGCCCGAAGCCCTTGGCGGCGAACATCACCTCAAGCAACTTCATGCCGCGCGCGGATTACATATTCGCGCAGGACCAGTTCGACGAGCTCGACGAAATCAATACCCGCATCACCTGGCTCACGCGCGCGGCGAAGGTCGTTGGCGTTTACGACAAGTCTGCCGACGGCATTCAGCGCATGTTCAGCCAAGCGGCCGAGAATCAGCTGATCCCGGTCGACAACTGGGCGATGTTTGCCGAAGCCGGCGGCATTAAGGGCAAGGTGGAGTGGGTGCCGATCGAGGCGGTTGTGAACGCCATCGAGCGCCTGCGCCAGTACCGGCAGGACAAGACGATGCAGATCTACGAGGTGCTCGGCATCTCGGACATCATGCGCGGCTCGAGCAAGGCGAGCGAGACGGCGGCAGCGCAGCAAATCAAGGCGCAGTTCGGCTCGACTCGCGTCCAGCTGATGCAGTTCTACATTGCCGAGTGGATCACGCAGGCGCTGCGGATCAAGGCGGAAATCATAGCCAAGCACTTTCAGCCCGAAACGATCGCCATGCGATCGAACATCATGCGCACGCCGGATGCGCCCTACGCGCAGGCCGCGATCCAGCTCATCAAGGACGAGAAGCTCGCCGAGTACCGCATCTCTGTCGAGGCCGACTCGATGGCGGCGATGGACTGGGCGGCAGAGCGCGACGCGGCGGTACAGTTCATGCAGGGCCTGGGCGCGTTCATCTCGCAGGTCTCGCCCGTTGCGCAATCGACGCCGGGCGCTGGCCCCTTCCTGCTGCGCTTGATGCAGTGGGCGGTGGCGAAGTTCCGCGTGTCGACCGAGATCGAGAGCGTGCTCGACCAGGCGATCGGCGCCATGAACCAGCAGCTGCAGAACCCGCCGCAGCCGCAGCCCGACCCGCAGTTGCTGCTCGAGGCGGAGAAGATCAAGTCGAACGAGCGTATCGCGATGCTCGAGTCGCAGAGCGACGAGAAGGTCGCCGCGCTCAAGGCGTCGGTTGAACTGCAGAAGATTGAGATGCAGGCCAAGTTCGATCAGATGGCGGCGCAGTACGAAGCCATGATGGCGATGATGCAAGCGCAGCGCGATCAGACGCAGTTCAAGCAGCTCTCTGGCGCGGTCGGTGAGTTGTCCGAAAAGACGGACGCAGGCCAGGCACAGTCATCCGAGCAGCTTCAGCAGTTGATGCAGACGCTGGCAAAGAAAAAGAAGCGCATTCCTGTGCGCGACGCGAACGGCGACATCGTTGAAGTTCGCGAGGAAGACGAAGATCCCATGCCTTCCCCGGTCGGCCCGGTTGGCGTGTTGCCC